CTGCAATGCACTGGTTGTAGTATTAAATGTTGTATTAGTATCTACTCCTTGAAATGGAGGACTATCTAAATCTTCTCTGTCTTGCAATATAACTTGTGTATCAATAAGATCAGGTAAGTCCTGTATTACACTGGCTTCTCCAGTACTAAAATTTCCCTGGTCATCTTGAAACTTAAGAATATACTCTCCCTCTAAAGAAGGAACAACAACATCTGTAGTATTACCAGCTAATGCAGTAACAAGATCAACTGAGTTCTGAAACGTACCACTGCCATCAGTTAAGTTGCTGTGTCTTACATATACTCTTCCTCCATGCAAAACATCAGGATCAACAGCTTTTGTCCACCTAAGTCTTACTAACTTGTTAGTAATAGGCTCCATAGATAAATTCTGAACATTACCAGGTGGGTCTGTTTTACCTACAGCATTAAAGGTTAAATCGGTTGAGGTTGCAGATAATTTTAATGCAGCATTAAAGGAATAAACTTTGAACTCATAAGTTCCAGCTTCAGTATTTATTATTTCAAAATCAGGTCTAAAAACAATTTCACTTGTCCAGTTAGAATTATTAAATCTAAATTGCACAAGATATTGACTTACACCTGTAACTGGAACCCAAGTTAATAATAATTTTGAAACGGCTAGACCATTTATAGTTACTATCATTTCTTTTGATTCACCATTTTGGTCTGATATTTTTAAATTAGATGGAGGATCTTTTGGTTCATTTAGTAAAGATATACTTCTTGCAGGTAAACTTATACCAGATTCAATATTGGCATATTTTCCATCAATATAAGTTAAGGCAGTAATCGCATAGTTAATACCATCTTGTTCTTCAACACTTATCACTCTAAATGTTTGTGCTTCTAACGTAGAACTTTGAAGTAACCATATAGCATTTGCATTGGGTGTCGCAGATAAGGCTGAATCTAATGTAATTACACTTCCTACAATTCCAGTTACGTTTTTAGTTTCGACTGTGCCATCAGGCAATATGACACTACATTTTTTATTTGTTCCAGTAAATGTATCTAAATCCTGTGTACTGTCTACAGTGATCTGTGTAGTGCTTGCTGTTTTTATTCTTCCTGATCTTCTTTCTCCTCCACGAACAGGATCGTTAACAGAGATAACAGATCCAGGTCTAACTATCGCACCAGCATCTATTGATGTTGTAAAACTAATAACTTCAGACTCATTCTGTTCACTAAATAATATTGCTTTACCTAATCTCTGAGCTTGACCACGGGAAGTACAAGCAAATGCTTTGACATCTTTTTTTACTATGCCTAATTTCGCTTGTGCAGCAGTATCCTCTACAACTTCATAATCTATTTCTCTACTATCCATATTGAAGTAGCTGACGGAGATAACAGTATGTCTTTGTTTTAAACTGCTGCCAGAATATGAAAAACCACCTTCACCTACGTTTGCCAAACTAAATAAATAACTTGGATCCGTTGGTTTGTCCTGTGTGATAGTAACAGAACCTTCAGACCATATTGGAAAACATCTCATAACACCAGCTAATTCATTTATTAGCGTGTATGCCTCCATAGATCCCTGTAAGTTTACATTGCAACTAAACCTTGCTTCTTGTCCTCCAAATCCATCTGATACCAGTTCATTTGCATATCTACTAGCTGCTACAAAACTAAACAAATCTAAATTACTGTCTGTAATATGTGTTCCAAATCCATATCTTTCAGTAGTTAACAAATCAAGAAGTATCATTGCAGGGCATGAGCACCAAACAGCAGCACCCATTGTTCCATTGAATATGTAGTTAGGTGGATAAATTATTCTTCCAGTTTGGGAATCAACAGTAGGTGTACCAGAACTAGATGCACCTGCTCCAGGTATTCTTACCTTTACTCCACGAATACGAAAAGCTCTTTTTGGTATAGAGCTAAACTGTTCAGAATCTATCCGTAGATTTGTATATGCACTATTAGGGTAAGTTTGTCTGTCATCAACAATCTCACCTAAACTTGTCCAAGTAAAAGCATCAACAAGATTAGAAGATGTGCTATCTGCTGTAACCCTTACAACTCTTATATCAACAGGAAATGCACCAGTTATATTTACACGATACTCTTTTTGGTACGCATCAGCGGTTCTACCTGTGATTGTATCAGCAGGAAAAGCGTCATTAAAACCACCACCATTATATTGAATTTGTATTTTTAATTGAACAGAAGAGCCAAGTAAATCTCCTTGATCTGTTGCTCTTTGTAGTTGTGGAAATGTAATTGTTACCTTTACTGCATCAACATTAGTATTCGTTATCTGACGAGTGACAGGAGAAGAATTAGTTACTGTAACTCCTACAGCAGTAGTTGATTGGCTACTTTCAATTCCTGGAATATGCTCTTGGTTTGACGTTCCAAAACGAGGTGTAAATCCTACATTTTGAAAATTAAAATCAGAAGTCTGTGGATTAGTGTTACTAGCACTAGAGTTAAGAATAGGAGTATCGTTTAAAAATATATCCTTTAATGCTGCGTTATTATAAGCTGCATCACTTTTACTAATTCCAGCTTTAGAAGGAGTGGCAAAACCTTCTATCTCGCCTTCAGACAATAAATCTTGAATAGTGGCGAATTGCCTACTGTTTAAAGTATCAGGTGCTCTTGTTGGAGATGGTGGAGTGGGAGGAGAACCACCAGAACCTCTAATAATTTTATCTGTCATGCTGTCACCTGATTAGTATCAATTCCTGCTGAGATAACAACTGATCCTGTTACTATCTCACCATAGGCAATAGGGTGGCTAGTTCCTGCTCGGCTAGTATTTTGGACACCAGAAAAACTAAATGATATTCTTGGATCTTCTTCATTAGAGAAATCAGGCATTTTAGGTAACGGAAACAACATATCTGATACACCACTTAATACCAATGCTCCACCTATTGCTATTGTTCCTTTTGTAATTAAACCTGCTGAAGCAAAACCTGGTGCGAAAGGAACAGCAGCAGGGTTGAAAAAACTTGCAAAAGTTATACCACCACTAACCATTCCTACTCCAATTAATGCAGCACCTAATAATATTTTCCCTGTACTTCCACCAGCACCAGTAATGACAGGCACAATACTTATATCTGATTGTCCTATTGGATTATGTACTTCAGTTTCATCAATATCTTCATCACCAACAAGCACTTGATAATGTCTATTAGCCATGTGTGCTTCAAGTCCTTGAAAATTAGTTATTAAAAACCTTATCGCATCAGCAGTAGAATTTATTACAGCATCTAATTCTTTATGACCTACAAAGTCAGCTAGTTCTCCATAAAGTTTAACTTTTCTGAGCATAGCGATACCTCTTACCAGTACATTTTAACAACCACTCAGAATATGGTTCTCTACAAGATAG